AAGGATTTGGCGGAATTCGTCGCGATCCAGTACGCCTTGGCCGAAGAGTGCGGTAAGTGCGGTGATGTCTTGGCCGATCAGGCGGTCGATGTCGAAGTCGCGGCTGATGTGGACTTCCGGTGGTTCCAGTTGCAGATACCTTGCGGCCAGGTTGAAGCTGCGCTGCAGTGTTTGCTCTAGGTCCATTGAGACCATCGACAGCATGGAGTTGGTGTCTACGCGGTCTAGGCGGCGGGCGTCGGCAGATTCGGCGACGAATTTCTGCTGGCTCAGCGTGCTAATGCCAAGCGTCGCCATCTGCTGCTGCAGTTCGCGGATTTCGTTGGTCTGGGCCTCAAATGCGTTGGCTGCAGGCTCCACGTAGTAGATCTTGTTGCCCGGTTGGGTGGCGATGCCGTAATTCACGCTCACCGCCATGTCCTTGGTCTGGTCGTCCCAGCCCTCTAAAACCAGCATCGGCTGGGAGGCGATGTGGAGGCTGTGGATTAGGTCGGCTTGGCGTTGGAAATGCGCCAGGTTCAGGTAGGCGATGTCGAGCAGCGGGGGCTTGCTCACCATCGTGTCCATCTTGTTGGAATACAGCGTGACGAGGGGGATCTCGCCCAGGCTGTAGTCGCCCGACTCGACTAGGTCGTAGTCGGAGGTGCTTGTGGTCGCGTCGAAGGCGTTTGGATAGGGGAAGCCGCCGACTTGCTCTTTCTTGGTCTCGGTCTGGCGGTAGATGCGGTAACGGCCGGGTTCGATGACCCGGACTTGGTCGAATACCTTTTCGCCGAACTCGCCGTCGGGTAGCACCGCCTTTTCGGCAATGCGGACCTGGATCAAGTTGCCGTAGTTGACTTCGCGGTCAAGGCGCCAGCCGTAGATGTTGGCTGGGTCGATCTCGATCCAGTAGGGGCGGCGGCCCATGGCACGCTCTTCCGCCAGGCTGCGGGCGCCGGAAGGGGCCGGGAAATCAACCAACGTGTGGCAATGCCCGTAGGTCAATGCGCAGATCAGGCTGCGGCGGGCGTACTCGTCCAGGTCAGAACCACCTCCGTCTACATTCTTCGAGAACACCTCGGTCCAGTACGAGTCGCCAGTCAGCGTGATCGGTTTGCGCAGGATCAGACCGGCGGCGGCACGAATCAAACGCTGCGTGTAAGGCGAAAACACTGCCCGGTTCACGCGGGCTAGATACGCGCTGTAGTCCTCGCGGGGTTCCAGGGGGAGGAAGGCTTCGCTGTTCTCGCGGAGATACTCGGTGCCGAGTGTCACCGCTTTCATGATTTCCCAGCCCTTCATCTGGTCCATCACGGCGGCGGTGCGCGTGAAGGGGTTGTCAGAACCACCCATGTAGGTGGAGCTGACGAGGTGGGTGCGGATGCGGCCGGGAACTGAGTAAGTCATTTAGTCACCATTTTTCGCGGTTTGCCCAGTAGGCAGCCGACATTTTTCCCTTTTTAATGTTAGCCGCGTGCCTAGCCTTGAACGCCTCGCGGCGTTTGCGGTCCGCTTCGCTTTCGTCCGCTTTCTTGGGGGATCCAGAGACGCCCTGTTGGCCAAAACGGATTAGTTTTACTTTGTCGCCCTCTTTTGCGAGGACTACGTGTGATTTAGTGGGGTGATCTGGGGTGCGCTTGGGCTTGTTGTAGCCCGAAAAGCGTTCGCCGCGGTATTCAATCGTCATCGTCGTCCTCCTCGTCGTCGGGGTCGTTGATTGGCACCAGCACTTCGATGCCTTGGGCAAGCATTGTTACAAATCCGCCGAGAGTTTCGGGGTTTGATGGGGTTTTGAAGGCGAATGTTGCATGGGTGAGGCCGTCCTCAGCATCGATTTCGATGTGGATGCAGCCTCCGTTTACCGTCTGGATTGCCATTAGCCGTGATAAGCAACACCAATGTGAGGGACAATGCTTGGTGTGCCAGAGCTAATGGATGCAAGGCGCATACGTACCTTATTGCAGGGTTTCCCGGTATAGAAATAGATATATTGGCCGTCAGAGTTAATATTTTTGCTGGTATCTAGTTCGTACCAGGTGGCGCCGCCGTTGAAGTTAGTCTCGAAGGAGAGGGTGAAGTTGGCGCCGCCAGTTACTGTTGCGGCGAAGGTAAACTCGCTGCTGTCGGCGTGGACCTCTAGGGCGTCGTTGACGGATGTAAGTGGGGTGGACTCGTGGTGTTCCACGAGATTGGTGCCGCGAGCGATTGTTAAGGCCATTACTTTCTCCGTTTCTTAGCCGTTTTGGCGGCTTTTTTCGCCTTGCGGGCGGTGTCGTAAGCAATAGTGGCAGCTTGTTTTTGGCCGTAACCTTCCTTCACCAGCATCCGAATGTTCTCGGAGATGGATTTCTGGGAATAGCCGCGCTTTAGGGGCATCGCACCAGGGCTTTGTTGCAGTCTACGTGGGTTAGTAGATGCGATAACTGGTTTGGCCCATGCTGCCGGCCTTGGCGAGGTTGAATTGCTGTAGGCATAAATACCCAAAGGCGTCGAAAGCGTGGTCCACGCCTAGGTTTTTGTTCGGGAGGCCCGTTCCAGGGGCGTAGGTAAGGGTGCGTAAGGATTTGATTAGTTCCTTGCAGCGGGGGTGGATGTAGGTGCGGCGTGTTCCAGTTGCATCGAGGAGGGCGGTGTTGACGGCGGTGATCTTGTCGCGGATTTTCCAGGGGGCTTTGGGGCTGGAGACGCTGAAACCGCTGCGGCGGAGGATGTTGTGGTCCGTTAGACCCACGCCGCTGGTTTTGCGGGCGCCACCAGTGGGGTCCGGGCAGGCGATTACGCGGCGATCTACGCCGAAACGGCGGGTAACCTCCTCGGCAAAATCCCAGGTGGTTGCTCCACCCGTCAGCATGATTTCGTCGAAAACGTACAAAGTGTCGTCTTTTTTGACTGCGCAAATGCCCGACATCGGATCCACGTTGAAGTCCACGCCAAGCAGCAATGGGAGGACGGAAATGTCGGCGGCTTCGGTGCTGATATTCGGGTCTCCAAATGAGACAGCAACAAGACCGCTGAGATTCTCAAAGCTCGCCTCGAACTCCTGGCGGAATGTGCGGGCGTCGAGTTGACTGCGGGCGGCTTCGATTTCTTCTGGTGGGACGTTGTCGCCCTCAATCGTTGTGAATTGCCAGCGGTTCCAGTCCTCGTCGCCGCTATCCGCGTATTGCCAAAGTTCGTAGAACCAGCTGGCGGTGCCGTCCGGGGTGGAGATGAATAATGCCCAGCCTTGTTTGTCGGCGAGGGCGGGGCGGATCACCTCGAACCAGACTTCGCTGGACATGAAGGCGGCTTCGTCGAGCACCACGCCAGCCAGACTGCGGCCGCGCAATGCCATTGCGTTTTCCGTGCCTTTCAGCTCGATTGTTGAGCCGTTTACTAGCTCCAGCTTGAGGTCGGTTTCGTTTTTTGACTTGATCCAGGCCTTGGGGACCAGCTTTTTCATCACCTTCCAGGCGATGTCTTTTGCCATTCGGTAGGTGGGGGCGGCGTAAAAGAAGGTTTCGCCGGGGCGTTCAATCGCTCCACGCAGTAATTCGATGCAGGAGAGGTAGCTTTTGCCGAATCGGCGGCCTGCAACCAACACCCGGAAGCGTTTTCGGCTGGAAAATACCTCGCCCTGGGCGTATCTGAGGGTGAGTGCTCCAGCAGAATCGGGCATTTTTATCTGGGGGGTACCTTCTAGTGTATTGCAGGAATCGCAACCCCTCCCCCCTGTGTAACAGAGGAAGGAATTGCGAATGTATCAGTAAGTTCCCTACGCCCAGCCCCGCGCGTTAAGTTTTGCAACCCGCCCCCCGAGACTGGGAATGATTCTCAGTCCCGCAGGGGCAGGCGGCGTCAGCGTCCTAGCACGACCAGCCGACAGTAGGCAGCGGAGTGGCCGCTAGCCTCGCATCGGGTGAGCCTGGTGTGATTGTCGGCACCCATAGCGAGGATGCCACAAGCGGTGAGGATCGCTAGCAGTCTCACGCGGTAACCTCTTTAAGACGGTCTGCGGTCTCGCTGACGCTATCGGCCAGCAGTGCCAGCCATGCTGCAGCGGCGGCCTTATCGCTTGTGCTGACGTGACGCAAGCCGCGAACGTAGGACGTGATCGCGTCCCGTAGGTTGGCGTCGGACACGCCGATGATGCTCACTTGATCGCCTACGTGGTCGGTTACAGATACCGACTCGCTTCCCCAGCTGGAGAGATTGAGCCGGCCGGCCGGGAGAGTGTGGGTGACGTGGTTGCGGGTTTGCATGGTTCCAGGGTTTGGATTGTGTGGAAGCGGTTTGGCCGCTTGTGTTCAACAGTAGAATCTGTGAGGGACCCTTGCCTAGGGTCCCGTAACATTTCGTAACCTATGGGCAGTTGCGGTTGACCGATACGGTCAATTCACCAGGCCACTCGACAGGCTTAAGCGGTACGAACGGGTGAGAATCTTTACCGGGTCCGGTATACCGGAGGCTAGATTCCTGGAGATACCAAACGTGTTTAGATTGAAAGATCCCGTAGCGAGACCATCCTCCGTTTATGTAGGCTGAAAAGTATTCCAGGAGAGCATTAAGCCTACTTTTAGTCGTTGCGGTTTGGTATCCGCAGTCTGAGAAAGTTACGCGTTCAAGTGTTCGGTTATAGCGACAGATGACGCTGCCGTGCAACTTAACCTTTACGACCATCTCGTAACTAGGTGTGAGATACGTGCCATGGTGCTCAATCTCAACGGTTGTATTATCCCGGGAGAATACAATCCCGGAACGGTTAACATTTAGCGTCCGCAGGGTTTGCACCATCGCGGTTTCGATCTTCCTTGCCATGGTTTGGCGATCAGGGAACCCACCCTTCCTAGGACGGATTGGCGCCGGAATCAATACTGTTACAGATTAGTGTACCTTATGGGAGCCGGAGGCTAGGATCTGCAGGCTAGTGCACCCGTACTAGCCTCATATAGTAGTGCAGTTGTACTGTAGTGCAGTTGTACGCCAGTGCGTGTGTACTAGCCCGCGTGCGCTCGCGTATGAATGGCGCCAGCGATGAATGGCCAAATGAATGGCCAAATGAATGGCCAAATGAATGGCCAAATGAATGGCCAAATGAATGGCCAAATGAATGGCCAAATGAATGGCC